CAATCTCTCTCCAATTTTCTTTTGTCATGCTACTAGAGAAATAAATTCGCCAAGGACCTTCTTATTTAGTTTCTTAGTTTTGAGAGACTTGACAAATGCAGATTTAATCTTTGCTTTGCTAGCACCATCATCAACTTCAAACTCACATTCTTGTGCGAGAGCAGTGGAGGATAATCCAAAGTAAATATCATATCCAGAATTTTTAATAGAGAAACTTTTACTCTTCTTCCATTCTTTTTGAATCTTGATAAATTCATCAGTTCCCTGTTCATAATAACGACGAATGAAAGAGTTTGCATCTCTGGGTGCAAGAACACGAATACCAATGAAATTTACAGAGGGAAAGTTCTGCTTAAGATTATTAAGCATCAAATCACCAAACTCTGCAAATCCACGCGGAACACGAGCGGTAGTACCCAACTTACGATCACGGATGAAACAATTTACATTCAGTTGACGGTGGCCAATGTAAGGTTCAGATTCCCAGTAACGTTTAACTTCAACGTGACGAGAAAGATGATTTGCTTCACCATCCGTTAGAACAACACACTGAACTTTCTGAACTTTGTTTTCTTTCTGAAACTTAGGAAGAATTTGGCGCAAGCAAACAAATGCTTCATTCAAAGGAGTTCCTGAAAGAGACAACCTCAAAGGATTGGTATAATCCAACTTGTACTGACGAGTATAGTAGTAAGCAATTCTCCAAAGGTTTAACATCTGACGATCTGTTTCAGGAGCAGATACTTTGCTGGTCAAAACATTCATCATATTGAAGTCAGCATCAACTGCTAGCAATCCCACTTCTCTTTCATAGTGTGGAGTGGTATCTGGAAAAATAGTATTTCCGTTCTCATAATTGATGCTGCGCCGACGCCACTCATTCGTGAAAGCATAAACATCAAATGGGATACCAACTTTCTTACAGAACCAGACGAGGTTGAAGAGTTGCTTCAGAGTATCCTCTAGGAGGTACTGCATTGATCCACTCCAGTCCAAGACAAATACCAGACCATGGTTCTTGCCCTCAGGGACAACAGTCACTTTCTTGAAGATGTCCTCATTGAACTTGTAAGTATGAAGTGACGACATGTCAAGCATACCTGTGCGAGCAGTGGATGCCCTAGCATAAGAGTCTGCTGCTTTCTTACATTCAAACTCTTTTACAAGATAGTTGACTTCTTTTTGAGCAGATTTTTTAAACTTAGCAAATTCATCGTCTGCTGCTTTATAAATTTCAGGTCCTTTTGCAAGAGACTGATACTTCCAACAGGAATCAATTTCCTGATGGACTTCTTTATTAGAAGCAATGACAGTTTCAAGATTTACAACAGGAAATTCTAGATAATCATTTTCCCAAGTATCTTCTTCAATCAAGTCTTGAAGATTATCTTCAAAGGACTCCATTGTATTGACCGTGGGTTCATCATCACTATCAATAGCGTTGTCACTTCCATTAGGAGTTTTATCTTTTTGCTCCTCCTCACCATCTTCTGTCTGTGATTCGCTCTGAGTTTCCTCATTATTTGATTGACCATTAGAACTGGATTGAGGAGGAACAGGGGTAGGTGACTCTTGATCTTCCTTAGGTTTCTTACAGTAATCATAGAGGACCTTGGCTGCAGCACAAGCATCAGCAAAGGTTTCTGCATCACGAATTTGATTAATGATTTCTTGTTCTTCCTCAGTAAAAGAGATATCAACAAAGTTACCTACTTTAAAATAAAGGTTTGCACGATCCGCAAGATTCATTTCATCAATATCATATTCCTCAATTTGAAAGAAATCATCGTCATTAAGTTCCCGATATCCTTTGAAGAATGTTTTTGCCAGACCCAAATACTTACGCTTAATTAGTTTCTCAATGCGAGCATCTTCGGTCACATTGATGAACTGATGTGGGATACCCTTTGGTGGATCCTCATCCGGCGTGAAGAGTGCGTGACCAACCTCATGTCCAACCAATAGGTCATATACATTGTCACTTGCTTTCTCCCACATTGGAAGAATCAACAAACGACGGGATACATCAAAAGATGCTGTTTGAACTTTCTTATGCTCTACAATCAAATCTTCAGTGGCAAGCAGTCGTGCGAGTTGTGATTTAATCTCGTTCCGTACAGCCATGTGTTTTGTCTCGTATGAACCCATACTAAAAGAAAACCTCCCGTTTTTGGGAGGTGGTGTGCCTCTTCTTAAAGTGTCTTAACTTTCCATACTACTCTGTTTTTTCCACTTATCAATCTGTTCCTGAGTGGGTATATAAAGTTGAAAAGCAAGTCCCAGTTCTTTAAACTCCTCATTCATCTTTTCATATGTTTCGGGAGTAATTATAATCTTGTCAGTCATTTTTAACTAAAAGCAATGTCAAGAGTACGAAGATATGTATGTAGTCCAGCATCTTGAATGGGTAAAACATAAGCATCAGCACTCGATTCATTATGATGTGAGTGCCAGTATCCAGGTGGTGTTACAAATGCAGCACCCTTTACCCAGTCTTCTCTGTGACCATTGACAATCATTCCATTCTCATCCAATCGTTTTCCGATCATTGTATAGCATCCTGGTTGGCAGTCAGCAGCAAAGTCCAGAGCGATTGATTGGTGGCGGTGAGGACGCTGTATCTTACCCGCAGGAAGAATACCATACATTGCCCAAAGCGTATGGGTTACAGTGCGAGTCTGAGGGAACATTGTATTTCCCAGTAAAATGCTAACTCGATTAGCATTAGCACTATGAGGATCTCTAGCAATTACTTCTAGTTCTTCCTTGATACTGTAATTACTATAGAAACATGGTTCAAATGTAGGTTCAACTTTACTTACTCCCAGATAATTTAGAAGCGGTTCATCATGTACCCAATATATTCCAGACTTTTCATAACTGGTATGAATAATTGGATCTCCTGCTGGAACTACAAAGATGTCACCTTCACTCCATTCAAAAGTATGACTGCGTGGAATGAAACTAGTACCTGCTCCATGTGCCACATAAAACAATTGACTGGTAGCATTAGCATCAGTCTTAAGTTTTCCATTTAGTCGAATAAAATTAGCACAGAGAGATGGTCCCGTTGCAGGACCAATACAACCCAGTTCAGAACTCAGGTCTAATGGTTGGACAGCAGACCCAGGATTATCAAAAAAATCTGCAGAAAAAGAACGGTATGGGATTTTAGGAATAAATCCTTTCTGGAGGGGATTCACCGATGACCCATACTCAAAAAATTGTGCCTGAGAACTGGTATATGTCATTTACATCTCTAACGAGTTAATCATTCCACTAAAACCTTTGACCTTTTCAAATCTAATGACGTTTGCAAAACGATCATGTAGAGATTCTTTGTGAGATATTACAAAGACATTTGCATCTTGAATTACAAATCTGATAATTTTTAAGAACTCTTCCGTTCCTAGTCCATCTAATGAACTATCAAACACCTCATCCATAATAAGTAGATTTGTGTTGACCGAATTCTTTGCCCTTGCTACTTCACGCCATGTGAATAGAAGTGCTAAATCGATTCTCATCTTCTCTCCCTCGCTGAAAGAAGAGTAAGAGAAATTGTCATGTATTGGGGACTGGACGGTTTCGTTAAATTCCTCATCAAGTGTGAAGTTTATATAAAAGTCCATCATTTGTAGATAACGATTGACTTGCTGATTTATCAGCGGTAGATACTTCTTAATGATTTTGGATTTAACTCCACCGTCTTTAAGTAAACTAAACGAAAAGTCGTAGTAGTTAATCGTCTCCTTTTTGTTAAGTAAATTGTCGTATGTAGTTTTTAAATTGTCCTTGAAGGTTTCTAACTTCTCATGTTCAGTATTTCTGTTTGCAAGTTGATCGGTAGTTCTTTGAACTTCCGATTCCAGATTACTGATTTGTCGTTGACATCCAGCAATCCGAACATTGTTTTGAGAAATGTCATTATTGAGTTTTGAAATCTCCTTTGATAGGGCAGTAAATTGACGCTCTCGCTCTTCTTCCTTATTAATCGCCTGTTCCAGTTCTTTATAACCGGATTGCAACTCCTTTGCTTTATTTTGAGCGTCTTCAATTCTATTTATTCTAAAGGTTTCTTCTATTGCCTGATCGCAGGTGGGACATACCGTATTCTCTGTAAAAAATTTATGTTCCTTAGTAATCGTTGATACTTTGTTAGAAATCTTACCCTTAAGGTTGCCAAGTTTACGGAGTTTGTCAGTTGCTCCCACATATGAATTCAACACTTTATTAAAATCATCAAGTTCTTCTATGATTTTAATATTATCATTCATAAATTTATTTTCTTCAACTAAAAGTTCCTCAATCTCACTCTCTTTCTTTTTAATATTTTCCGAAGCACGATTTTCAAGTTCTTCAATAAAGTTTTTTTGCATTTTAACTTTATCATCTAGAGACTCTTTCTTCAGTTGAAGAACTTTAAGTTCCTCCTTTACCTGACGGATCTTATCTTTAATAATTACATTCATTGATGAGAAGATCTTGATATCCAACAAGTCTTCAATTACTTCTCTCCTACTATTGGTAGGAAGTTGCATAAAGGGTACGAAGTTACTACTACCCAAAATCACAATCTGAGTAAAAGATTTATAATTCATCTTGAGCACATTTTGCTCAAACCATTTCTGTTGATCAACTGCTGATGCAGATTGATCAAGAACAGAACCGTTTCTCCAGATCTCAAATTTATTTGGTTTGATACCACGAACAACTTTCCAGTTAGTTCCTGAAATAGTAAACTCAACTTCTACCTGACAGTCCTTCTCATTGACAGAGTTGACTAGTTGTGGTTTATTAATTTTACGGAATGGTTTACCAAACAACGAAAAAGTCAGAGCATCTAGAACAGTTGACTTACCTGTACCATTTGTTCCAATGATGAGTGTTGTTGGATATTCTGTAAATGATAATTCAGTGAATTGATTTCCCGTCGAGAGAAAATTCTTCCACCTAATTTTTTCAAATAAAATCATGCTCTATTTCGGGCGGTATCACAAAATCATCGGAGCCAATAACAGTATACCTGTAATCGTGGAATTCGCAAGTCTTTAGCATTACTTCATCTTCCACTTCAATAACATGGAGGTCTGGGCTTCCATCATCCTCCATCATCATTGCATATCTTATTGCATCATCCTGCTCTTCAAACAGATAGAGAATTTGATCACCATCATCGTCTGTTACTGAATATGCTCCCTCTTTTTCCTGACCATGAACAGTGATGATGTACATTAGACTAGTTCACAAGCTTCTTGATACACTTCTTGAATAGTTTTCTTGAGGATAGACTTGTCCAGGGAAACTTCTGCCTCTTCAATATATCTATTCAAGATTGTAAGGGTATCTTCAGACTCAAATGTTTCGTCAATCTTTTTATCATACCAACCACCAAAGTCGTAGTTTTCTACAATCTTCATATCGGCGACACCACTAGACTGAAGTTTATCTACAAACTTCTCAAAATTCTTGGTGTTAGTTTTCTTACGAACAATGACCTTGACGATTTTATTGACATACTCACGGGTGTCAAATGTCTGATGGGGAGTATCCTCATAGTAGATATTATAAAACAACTTGTATGGGTTGTTTACTGGAGTATGTTCTAGTGTTTCAGTATCAAAGATATGGAAACCACGAGTATCATTTACATCCGTCCAAAACATCTCATAAGGATTACCAAGATAATAGATACTACCTATTGACGATCTAGTGTGATAATGTCCCGAGTAGACCTTGGAGAACTTCTCAAATAGTTTGCTCTCAAGACCGTGCTCCATGACGACTGCATTATTAACTCTAAATCCTTGGAGTTCAAGGTGCCCCATCGCACATATGCTAGAAGTATTTTTGATAAGTTTGAAAGTACTCTCTTGATTCTCGTCATTAATCCAAGGAATGAATACTACATTTAAATTACCAAGTTTTGCTTCAGATGGTTCAGAATATACGGTGACATTATCATATTCACGAAGAAGCAAATCCACAGCATTAACATTATTCGTGTTTTTGTAATATGCGGTGTGATTGCCCACAATAGTGTGGACAGTAACTCCCATCTCTCTCAATCGATCATAGTAATTTTTCTGTGCCCATGATAGAGCAGAAAAATCAATGCCTTTACGACTATCAAAAGTATCACCCATATCTACAATAGTAGTAATACCATTCTCCTCTAGATATGGGAAGAAAATATTATCGTAGAATTTTAAGAAGTAATCGTGAAAGAGTTTAGAGTTTTTTCGAGCACCAAAATGTTGATCCGTAATGATTGCAACTTTCATCAATAACGCAGTTTGGAATGCACAGCATCTTTGATTTGATTGTAATCGGAATAATTAGATCCGTCAAGAGTATTACTATCATCAAACACTTCGCTGTAACCAGAGCGTTCAATGATTTTATTCTTAATCTCTAACTGTCTTTTCTCTCGCTGAATACGGCGCAGAAAAGCATAATGAATAATCTGAGTGAAATACGCAAAAGGATTTTGGGATTTCTCTGGGTTAAAATTATGTATGTATTGTACACAGTTCTCAATCCCGTCAGAGATCATGTCCTCCTTGAACATGTAGTTCACGAAGTTTGGTTTGAATGATAAGTGATTTGCAATCTTCAAGAAACACTCACCAATATAACGAGGGATGGGAGGTTTAGGAAGATCTTTCAACTGTGCAATTTCTTTATCTTCACGATATTTAATAAGGGCAGCAAGAAACTCTTTATTATTTACATAATGTTCTGATCTTTTTCTTTTTGCCATAACTGCTGTGGAAATCATGTTTGTTCACAATTATGTAGTTAAATAATAACATAAGTTTAAGTTAATGCCAACTACTTGACACTTTCTGAAATACGAGTAGAATAACTCTGTTAGGGTTGATAAGAATACTATTAGCTAGTCTTTAGTCTTATTAAAGATCTTCTCCAAAAGTTCTTTTGTATCATTTACATTACCAACATATCCCATTCTACGATTAAGTTTGGAGTTATTACCTTTCTTAGATTGACGGACATAATTTTGATACATCATAATCATTTCAATATCATTAGACTCACTCATTGTTAATACATCATCCAAATCAAGAATAAACATATCATCAGTGGTTGTTTTTAACCAGGGTTCTACTTTATATCCTACTGTTCCTGACTTGCTCTTGATTTCATTTATAATGATAGGATTAGAAATCAATAGCATCGTTACATCATTTTCATCAGATGCAGCAACTTTGGCGAATATCTCTTCACCTGTTTTTAATTTTAGTGTTGAGAAAAAATCGTCTTCTATCATACCTTTAATTGAATAGTAATTATGTCGTAATTAAATTTTTCTTCATTATAAATCTTGATTCGTTCTATAAAATGATTTAGAGTGTAATTCCTCCTAGTTTTTGTTGAACAATCATCTGAGATGTCGTATAAAGTTGCCTTTACTTTGTTTTTTCCTTTTCTAAGAACTCGTCCAATACTTTGAAGATTACGGACTCTTGATTTACTTGGAGAGGCAAAGATAACATTATGGAGGTTTTTAATGTTGATACCAGTAGAAAAAGTTCCATATGAGGCAACGATGATAGCGTTGTTTTCTCGTTCTGTAATCTCTCTTACTAATTCTCTTTCTTCTGCATCTACTCCGCCATGTATAAAAAATACCTTACGGTTATCACCCTTGTTATTATTTATCTTTTCATAGAGCACTGCTCCATGACTCTCGACTCTTTGGAAAAGAATAAGTGTATTGCCTTTAAGATCTAATGAAAGATTTTTAATAAAGTTGTTTCTTTGATCATGAGAGATAAGATATTGTATCTCATCCTCATATGTTTCAAATTTTTGTGGTGAGTGTTTAAGAACTAGACATTGAATATCTAATTGTGATAAATGACCTTGCCGCATTAACTCATCAGTTCTTGTCACCTTATATGATGGACCAAATAAACCTTCCAATACCCACTTATGAGTTTGTGTTCCATCAAGTGTGCCTGTAAATCCAAATCTATACTTTGCATGATGAAGTTTAGTCATGATCTGTATTAATGACTTGGACTTGAATAAATGCGCTTCATCGCCTATAATAACGTTATATTCCTCAAAGAAAGAACGCTCAAGTTTATAAACAGATTGCCAAGTGGTGATTGTAACAGAGGCATCATTACTTTTCTCTTTGCCTGAGTAAATACGATGACAATATGAATCAGCATCCCAACCATAGTCTAGAAAATCTTTATACATCTGTTCTACTAGAGATGTCGTCGGAACGACTAGCAAGATTTTTTGACCTTTGTCTACGTAATATCTTACAAGAGAATAAATCATCAAAGATTTGCCAGAAGCAGTTGGCGATATCAATAGTTTTCTATTATGTTTTAGAGCATCGTATACTCCCTCAATTTGATACTTCCGTGGAGAATGAGAACAAATAGAACTCATATAATCCTTCACACCTTCATATGAAATACCATCATTCTCCTCATATGGTGTTCCATAGAATTTGTTATCTTCAAATTGATAACTATATCCGTACTGATTGCAGAAATTAACAATTTTGTCTAGCAGACCAACATAGATCTGTTTAGAACGCATGTCATACAAATGAATTTCTCCGTTCCAATTTCTACCACGATACTGTGGCATGAATTTTGCATTTGGAACTTCAAACTTAAAATGATCCCTCAATTCATATTCAATATGAGGTTCAGTGTTTATCTTTAGAAAAACTTCGTTGGATTTGGAAATAACAAGGTCAGTCGTTCTCACAACAATCCATTCATCTAAAGATATTTATCAATCCATACCAAACTTATATTCAAGTACTATTCTATACAAAAAGTTTTTAAAATATTGCAATCTTTCCTGTTCACTAGGATGACCTCCTGTCCACTTATCTAAATGAAAGCAGACAGACTTATAGAGTAAATGTACGTCTTCAGGACCTAATTGTAATTCTATGTAAGTTTCATCAGGATCAAAGTCCTCATTCTCATAGGTCCAATCGTCAATCATCCTAACCCCGCATTAAATCTCATGAACTCAATAGCATTCTTGATTTGATACGTCCTGTTTGTAATCTGTTTTAAGATGCTTTCAAGATATACTAACATCGTATCATAGTAATCTATCTTTAAACATACTGTAGATAATTTTTCGTCGGCGTCAAGGTATTTTTGCATTGTGTCCTTATCGCGAATTTTTTTGGGGAATGGATTTTCGATATAGACATCTGGGTCTGCTTTACCACTGAAGTATTCGTACCTCTCATGGCGAATATTTTTTCTTTGTTGTTCTGCTTTCTTCCTCATTAAGAAGATGGTATTATATAATTCAAAATATTTTGCGTGAAGAGAAGGAATATTCAGAGACTCCTCATGAAGATTGTCTCTGTCTAGTTTTGCGTCTTTCTCCCACATATCTTGAATTGAATCAAGATCGAAACTCATATGGCGTTGCCGTTCAAATCAGTTATATTGTAGATAGTATACTTGAATTCAGCATCCGCTGTAAAGTACTGGATGTCTGTATCTGTAGCATCAAATGTCAGAGTTGTCAAAGATACTGGAAACAAGTCTTTGAAATTGACATTGAATTTTGGAATAAGATTACTACTTAAAATCTGGAGAGTTCCATCAGAATAGATATCATCTCCTCTCTCATTGGTGGTTCTAGTAGGAAGAACACCACCAGATTCAAACTTATTAAACTCTGCGATAGACTCTGGAAAACCTAGACCCCTAATCCACTTTTGGACTTCCATATAATTTTTTAGATCTTCATCAACTAAAAATCTAATAAACAAATCACCAAAAGCAATTTTATCTCCAGGTGTTGGAATATCCCTCAAGTAAGAAGGTTGATCAACTACACCTAGAGATAGGTCTGGAATATTTGCTTGATTGCAAAAGAATGCTGTTTTTGGACTTCTGGTAAGAGTAAACTTAAAACCAGTAGGTGCAAGAAAGTTTCTATTGTCAATCTGGTTGTATGAAGAATCTCTTATATCAGCGACCATGACTTATCACTCAGCATGAACGGTGGCTTTTCTCCATCCACCATTCTTTCCGTCAGGATTTTCCATCACAGCATTAGCATCTGCTTCGTTGTTATATTGAATTCTATCATCATAGATATCTGTCCACCTTCTATTGCCAGCATAATATACGGTGATGGATTCATCAACAAGACTTGGCTTTTTAATATGGTAGGGCATTGTTGTCCTCAGTTGGTTTACTGCTATTTATACAAAAAAAGGACCCCGAAGGGTCCTTGGAGAAATATGTGTCCGATGGATCACATGAGGTTCTTAACAGCAACGCGACGATAGTAGCGGTTCTGGTTGACCTTGAGAGCGCCAAGAGCCTGGTTGGTTCCTTCTGCGAATGGGTTAGCAACGAGACCATAGCGGGTCTTGAAGCCAATCTTGGGCTGGAAGGAGTTCTCACCCACGGCACGTACCATCTGCAGAGGTACATATGGGCAGTAGAAGATGCCAGCGTCATAAGGAGAAGTACCCTTATAACCAACAACGTAATACTGGTTGCCGTTTGCAGCGTTTCCAGAGGTGAGGTTTGCAGAATAAGGATCGATGTATACACGATACTTACCTTGCAGAACACCAGCGAAGGTGTTACCCGTGTCATCAACGTTAAGGTTAGCGTTGAGTGCAGGGGTGTAGTCGAGCACACCAGCCATGGTCAATGCAGACGCAACGTCAGCAGAGCACATGATGATGTTGCCCTTCCCGCGACGAGTTCTTTGTGCGATTGCGTTCGCATCTCTCTCGATTTGGAACAGGAGACCCTTGAACTTCTCAACGGACCATCTGCCGTTAGAGTCGATGTCCAGGTCGAAGATACCGGCATTAGCGGTGTTAGCAACAGCGCCTTGCTCAGCAACCTTGTAGATAGTTCTGATAACTTCACGGTTGATCTCAGCCAAGATCTCAGTAGAGAGGATGTTGGCGAGTTCCGCTTCAGCGTTCAGACCGTGGATTGCCTTAAGGTCTTGTGCCAGTT